GGCGTCGAGCCGGCCGTGAGCGGCTTGAGATAGAAGGTGTAGGCGGAGCCCTGGTTGTTTTCGGACAGGCAGTTGCGCAACACGCAATTGACGAGCCTTTCGTCGGCATGGTTGGGCTCGAAATCCACCCCGGCCATCGGCGCCGTGCCGGCCGTGTTCCTGAAGACGCAGTTCTCGACCAGCAGGTCCTTGGCGCTGATGACGCTCAAGCCCTGCCGATAGTTCTCCGTGCAGATCACGTCCTTGAGGTGGACGTTCGCGTTGGTCACGCCCCGCTCCGCAACGCCGAGGTAGATGCCGTCGCCGCCGCTTTCCGCCAGCGTCAGCCCGGACACGCGCACGTTCGCACAGCTCTTGATGCTCAGGATGTGACGCCACTCGGCCTTCTCGTAAAGCTGTGGGTTGTCGTAATCCTGCCGCCACATGCGGAAGACGACGTCGCCTTGTCCCGTCAGCGTGACATTCTGCTTCAGCGTTGCGGTGAACAGCGCGTCCGTCTTGCCTTTGAACGCGCCGCGCTTGGCCTGCACCACCACGCCCTGCTCAAAGATGATTTCCTGGTCGCTGGCAAGCTGAATCTTGTCCACCACCCATGGCGCCCCCAGGTCCTGGACGATCACCTTCTTTGCCCCGGAGTCGATCGCCGCCTGGAGCGCCTTGGTCGCATCGGCCGGGTCGAACCCCCACCAGGCCGCACGGGCCACCGCGCGCCGGCCGGCCTGCACTTCCCGAATCGCCTGGGCCGGATCGGCCGGTTCGGGCAATTCCTTCCCCGCGCGGCACGACGCCAAGACCAACGACATGGCACAGGGAAGAATCGCCAGGCATCCGAGTTTCGCGTTCATGGCATGTCCTCCTTCATGACTGGCGTGCCAAGGCGTAGTCCGACGGGGGGATGAATGCCCGGCTTGGCCAGGCCAAGACGCCGTGGACCGGTTACGCTCGACGAGCTTCACCGGGTCAAGCAGTTGTAGCTTGACAATCAGTTCTTACGCCGTGTTACAAAAGTTCTTACGTGCGGCGGGTTTTCTGACATGTTTTGCCGTGCCCTCCTTTTACAAAAGTATTTACACCAGCGCCTGCTTCAGCAGGGCGTTGCGTTCGGCGTCGGTCAAGCCCCAGGCCTGCTGCATGGCGGCGACCATGGCCTTGAAGTCCGGGTCGTTGCCGTCGAAGACCATGACTTTTTGCCAACGCAACCTGATCCTGGGCTCGGCGGCGGCAAGGAATTTCTCCAGGTCGCCGGCCCTGCCAATGGTGTCAACGGCAATGATCAGCTTGTCCGGCGAATAGGACACGGGATCGGGATGCGCGGCCATATGGGCCTCGACATCCTCCCATTTGGGCTTCGGACGCTCGTCGTTCCATTCGATCTTCTCGAAGCTCTCGCGGCTGTTGTCGTCGACGAAACCGCGATAAGCGGCTCCTGGAAGTAGATTGTAAACGGCTTCTGCAAGGGTCATGGCATCCTCCTAAAACTGAATGGCGAACCCGCCGGACGATACATACAGGGTGATAGTAGTGCCGCTACTCAACCTCTGTGCGGCCTTCAGTTGTATATTGCCTGCACTGGCCCCGGTTGTGCAGCAACCTGTGATCTTAGCTAGATAGAGGCCGGTGGCGCATGGAATATCCATTCTCGTGCTATCGCCGGTGACAAATCCGCTTTCCCCATTCAGCCGCACCTGGTTTTTGATGTTGGTGGTAGAGGCCGGATGCGTTACGGCAAAGGAGATGTCCGGAGTCGCGTTGACGTTTACCCACGCCCAAAACTCATAGATGATGCTCTTGTTGGCGGCAACAGGCAAGACCATCTCCACGACGCCGGCCAGTACGGTATCGCTAGTCCAGGTCTGGTTGCCTGTGGTTTTCAGGCAAGACACGACCGACCTAGTGTTAAGAAGCGTCAGCACCGTAGCCGCGCTCAACACCTCGGGCACCCCGGCCCCGGCAGTGTTGCGGCCAAGCAAAGACGCAGTGGCCATGTTCGCCATCTTCGCCAGGGTCACGTTCGCGTCCTTGATCTTGGCGGTCTCGACCGCGTCGCTGGCGAGCTTGCCGGCAGTGACGTTCAGGTCCTTGATCTTGGCGGTCTCGACGGCGTCGCTGGCGAGGCTTCCCGCCGCCAGGGTACCGAAGGCCAAAACATCGCCGGACCGGCGCAGGACGTGGTCGTTGGTGCCGGCTGCGATGTCTGCGGGAACCCCGGAGCTGTTGGCTCCCCGCCCAATGACCGAGCAGGCAGAGCTATTGCGCAACATGGCGCTGCTGATCCAGTTGGTCAAGGTGTCCAGGTACGCCTTAATCCCCGCCTTCAGCTTTGTCCAGGTGTGCTTCTTGAGAACATTGGCTGCCTCGGTATCGACTACTCCGAACTCGTCGTTATCATGTAATGTGTCCTTAGCATCAGCGGCATGGATAACAGCGGCGACATCGCCCCCGGCGCCCGGCAGGGTGTCCGTAGACTTCAACTCCTCGACGTTGCCGGAGTAGTGGCACAATGGACGTTTCTCGGCCATGTCGGCACCATTGGGCTAGGCGAGCTTAATGACGGTCATGTCGGGGACGAAGGCGATCTCGGTCGCCGAAATGCGGATGCCGATGCGTTGCACGTAGTAGTTGCTGGTACTCGGCGGGGTGGCGGTGGCTGCTCCCGGGGTGGAGCCCGAGAGGTACATGATCGGTCCGCCGCTCAAGCCGGTGAGCTGGTTGTTGATGCCGTCGAACTGGGCTTGTCCATTGGCGCCGTTTTCCACTGCGGCGAGGACGAAGCCATTCGCCGGCTTGTCGGCGCTGGCGTCGGCCTTGCGCATCTTGAGGGTGCCGGTGTCGTCCCAGACGTTGATGAAGTCGCCCGCGGCCAGGGCCTCGCTGGCGGCCAGGGTCTGGATTTCCGGGCCGAGGCCGGACGGCATCATGCCAGAAGCCAGGCGGCCATTGGCGTCCAGGGCGGGGATTTCGTTCGCGTCGCCGGCGCCGCCGGTGGTCGCGGGCGTGACTTCCTGGATCATGCCGGACGAGTGCGAGAGGTATTTGTTGGCGGCCATTGTCTGTCTCCTTGTTGATTATGCGGCTAGGGTTATGGGCATCATTGGGCGGATCAGCACGGTTGTGGCGGTGACGGCCAGGGCGATCTCGCGGATGTAGCCGGCGGCCGGCGGGGTCTGGGTCAGCGCACCGCCCACCCCCACATAGATGGGCTGGCCGGGCGTCCAGGCCCAAGTCGGCTCGGTCATCGAGCCGAGGACGCGCACCTGGACATCGGCGGCGATCTCCGCGGCGTTCGCGGTAATGCCCAGGGTTCCGGGGGCGGAGGCCGGGATGTCGCTGGAGGCGTGGTAGACCCCGTCGGCCGTGATCCATGCGGCCCGGTGGCCATGGATGATCTCGGCGGCGGGGGCGGTGATGGAGTGGCCGGCCTTTACGACAAGCAGGGCGTCCACCTGGCTGGACGAGTAGGTGCCGTCGCCGACGGGGGTCGGAGTGCCGGTGGCGGCGGTGCCGCGGCGGTTGCGGACGCCGAGGTCGAACTGGATCAGGATGCCAGGAATCGAGTCGCCCTCGGGGATGCCTGCGAGTTCCGCGCCCAGGGTGCTGCCCTCGGTGGATCCCAGGACGGCGATCAGCTCCTCGGTATTGGTGTTAGTCAACGGGATCTGGATCTCGGCATAGGTGACCTCGCCCTCCTCGACCTCGACGACCTCGATGTCTGTCTGGATGCGGATCTGCGGCGGGGTCGTGGTGATCCAATCGTGCGCGACGACGAAATCCCAGGCGGCATAGTCGAGCTCCGAGAGGGCGAACGGGGAACCGTCCACATGGAGAGGGCGCAGGGACAGCCGGGCGGCCAGGCCGCGGGCGATGGTCGGGGTGGCATAGGAGCGCTGGGCGTAGGAGTCGACCACAGTGCCGACGACGCCATCGACGCGCAAATATACGACCAGGTCAAACATCGATCAGGTCTCCGATGAGGATGGCCTTGCCGGTGTGCGTGGTGGAGGTGCCGACGGAGGTGATGTCCAGGGCAAAGACCGTGCCGGCCGGGTAGTAGAGGAGTCCGGAGAGATCGTCGATGGTGATTGCGTCCTCGGTGGCGGGGTGCAGGCGTGTGACGGGGATCACGGGGGCGGCATCGGCCAGCCAGCGATATTCGCAGGGGTCGGCCGCGCCCGTGACGGCCAGGGTGAGGAGCTGTCCCTCGCGAGGGCGGAAAGCCTTGCCGGCAGGCACGGTGAAGACGGTGACGGGCGTGTTGTCGGTGAAGTCCATGGCGGCCTGGTGCGTGACCTGGCAGAACACGGCGATCAGGGCGTCGACCTGGCTGGACGAATAGGTGCCATCGCCGACGGGCTCGGGTGTCCCTGTTCCGGCGGTGCCGCGCCGGTTGCGGACATCCATTAAAAACTGCCAGATGGCGCCGGGTTCGGATTCACCGGCGGGGATGCAGACCAGCTCGGCGCCGAGGGTCACGCTGGGATCGGTGCCGAGCGCCGCAATGAGCTCGTCGGTATTGGTGTCGACGAGCGGGATCCGGATCTCGGCATAGGTGACGCCACCATCCTCGACCTCGACGACCTCGATGTCCTCCTGGACGCGGATCTGGGGATCGCTCGTGGTGTCCCAGTCATCCGCCAGGACAAAGTCAAATGCGGCATAATCCAGCTCGGAAACGTCAAACGGAGAGCCGCTGCCGTGGAGCAGGCGCAGGCACAGGCGCGGACGCAGGCCCCGGGTGATGGTCGGGTTGGCGACCTTCTGGTTGTGCTGGTCGACCACGACCGCCGCCACGTCGTCGGCGCGTAGATAGATGATGATGTCCTGCATAGGTTACTCCCAGTCTCGATATTCAAGGCCATTCGGCCCGTCGCCTTGCATGACCAGGTAGGCAGGGCGCGGATCCTCGAACGACTGGATCCAGCACCGATGAGAATAGGCGTAAGTCTCCCATTCGCCCGGCTCGGGCGTGTAGGGGGAGACGAAACCTTGCGGCTCGACCTGGTTGGGCAGGTAGTTAACTCCGGCGGAAAACGAGCGCTCGACATCGTCCCGGCCGAATGAATACCAGTAATCCTCTTGGTAGCCCGCGACGCCGCCATTGAACTCGCCGGCTAAGGGATGGGGCTGCATCTGGCCAAGGTAGAAAATCGCGTACTGCCGCGGCGGCGCGGCGGTCAACGTGATTGCCGGGCGGCCGCGATCGGTCCGCAGGTAGGCGGAATATTGCCCCGCGTTTTCCTGCTTGCCCCACACCCGCCCAACACTGTAGCTCTGCGTCAATGCCTCAGCGGTGTAGCTGACTGCCGCCCAGGCGGCCTCCAGGGCCGCCACCGCCTCGGCCCAGGTCCCCTTCACTCCCGAGGACGCCTCTTTGTACGATCCCAAATTCGATTCATAGGTCGCAAACGGGACGCGCAACCATCGCAACAGGTTCAACATGCGGTATTGCTGCCAAGCCCAGGCGCGCAAGGACAACCCCGCGCCGCCGGTGTGACGAGCGGCATCGCCGATGGCGGCCAGCATGTCGGCCTGAGTCCAGCCAGGGTAGGTTGCCAACCCATTCAGATCGCCGCCATTGACTGTATGGTTGATCGCGACCGCCAGCAGGTTTGTCATGCTGGCCTGGAATGGGGTAATGAACGAAGCCGGCTTTTTATCGGCGACCGGCTCCGCCGGAGTCGCAAGGGCGACGCCCACCATGGCCCAGCGATCCGCCAGTGCGGCGCGCAGATCCGCCAGGATGCTCCTGGGGTGCGCATCCCGCAAGCCGTCGGGGCCATCCGCCCAAAATGCCGACCAGCTGCTCATGGCAGACCCACCCTTTCAAACGGAACCCAATAGGACACATCTCCACCCTCCTCGGCGAACGGGATCTCCACCACATGGAATTTCGTCCCGACGGTGATCCGGTCCGCCACCGCGGCATCGTTCAGCGTGGGGGTCTTCATGGTCGCGCCCTCGGCGATGCGGTCGGCGGTGGAGAGGGTGAAGCCCGGTTGCCATTTGGTGTAGATGTCGACGGTATAGGTCCGCGAAGCCAACCAGGCGGTGACATTGGCGATGCGGACCGTCGCGCCGCCGCTGGCGCTCCCGCCCAGCAGGACGACGGCCCATTGGGTGCCGGTGCCGGCGGCCTTCCAGAGGATGCGAAGTTCGCCGGAGGCGGCGGAGACGAGGCCGGTGGCGGAGAGGGTGGCGTAGTCGTGGGCCTCGTCGGAGACGGCGACCTGGGCGGGGGTGACGCCGGCCAGGAGAGCCCGGCCGACCTTGCCGTCGGCGAGCGGCTCCTGGAGGATTGCAAGAGGCTTGCCGAGGTTGTCCTCGGCGGGTGCAACGGCGCTGAAAACAGGCGGACGGTGCCGGAACTCGGCCTCGTTGTCGGCAAAGGTGATGAGCAGGTCGTCGAGGATGACCGGGGCGAACTGGTCGAGGTCGGCGCCGGCGTCGTTCTGGATCCGGACGGTGGATGCCAGCGAGATGCGCGCGGCGGCGCCGCCGCCGATGTCGTGCAGGCCGGCAAGGTGGGCGCGGGCCGCGTCGCAGAACGCATTCCAGTCGTCGGCCGGGGGGTGGAACCGCTGTCCGGACTTGACGTATTTGAGGGTGGCGGCCATGGTTATCTCCCGAGGCCCAGGGCCGCGAAGTCCGCGGCCTCGTAGACCTGCTCGATGTAGACGGCGGCGGGCTTGCGGACGACGGCCTTCTTGTCGCCGTCGACCTCGTCTTCGTAGCGCACCCACATGTAATCCCATCCCAGCTTCTCGGTGACCGTGATCTCGCCGACCGTGAAGTCGGCGCGATTGGGCGAGTGGGCGAACTTGTAGGTGATCTCGATGGGCTGGTCGATGCGTCCGGATCCGGCGGCGCCGAGGAAGAGGATCTCGCCGGCCGCGTACCCCTTCCAAGTTGCGCTGTTGACCTTGCCGGTGAGGGCGGCAAGGGCGAGTCGGAAGGCAGTGGTGATCTCGCGGGCGGCGACGATGCGGGCCAGGGAGAACGAAAGGTTGGGCATGACGATGTCGACGCCGTTGACCTGCTCGCCATCGTAGCCGATGGCGCCGGCCAGGTCGGGGGCGCCGGTGGATCCCTCGCCGGCGGGGTAGCGGCCCCTGGTCGAGAGCGACTGGGTGATGTGCTGGGTGCCGCCGCCGGTGTCGAAGGAGATGGACTCGGCGGTTTCCTGGTCGGTCGCGGCGCCTTCGTTCGCCCCGGCGTAGTGGACCAGGATCTTGCAGGCGTTTTCGTTGATGCGCTCGGCAAACTCGATGGACGTCCGCGGGAGGTCATTGAACTCGTCGGGGGTCCCCTCCACGGCTGCGGCCAGGGCCTCCTCCTCGTCATCGGTGCCGAAGACGAACCAGGGCACGTCGGCGGAGGTGAACTTGCCGTCGGTGTCGACGGCGCCTTGCCAGTCGAAGTAGCCCTCATGGAATACGATGCTCATGCGAAGGTCACGCCTCCGGATTGGAGAAGTTGCACGGTGCGCTTCGTGTTGCGGCTGACCTCCTCGGTGGCCTTGGCGGTGCGGTCCGCCGCCGCACCCCCGCCGAACATCCGGGCGTCGGCGGTGAAGGAGCCGGCGGTCTGCAAGCGGGCGCCGGCGTCCTTGACTCCGGCGCGGGCGTCGAACAAGGCGCCGGCAATGGCCTCGACGCGCGATTGCTCATCTCCGGAAAGGCTTCGTCCAGCGGCATCCCTGGCCTGCTCCAGGGCCTTCATGACGGCGACCTCGCGTTCCTTGCCGGCATTGAGCATCTCCTGGATGGCGAGCTGCTCCTGCATGCTGGATATGATTTCACCGGCATTCCCGCCGGTCGAGGCGTCATACAGGCTCCCCGCCACCCCCGCCACCTTGGCCGCCTCCTGGGCGGTCAGTTCCCGGCCGATAGCCTTCTGTGCCTGGGCGATGGCCTGCGTGACGGCGACCTCGCGTTCCTTGCCGGCATTGAGCATCTGCTGGATGTTCAGTTTCTCCTGAAGCTGGGACACCTGTCCATCCAACGCAACCGCTTCCTTCTCCGCCGAAACCCTGGCTTGCGCGGCAGCCAGGTCCGCTTTTTCCTGGGCGGCCGCCTTGTCTTGCATCGCCTGGGCGGCTTTCTTCTGCTTTGCCTCGTCCACTTCGTAGCCGAGGCCAGTTTGGGTGGTGAGGACTTCGCCCTCAGACTTGGTTCCAGCCAGGCCCATGCCACGAGCCCCCTTGGCAAGCAGGCTTGGAACCAGCATGACGCTACGGTTGTAGATTTTGGCGGCGGTGCTGTCCCCAAACACCCGGCCGTCGGCTACGGTATCGACGAGTGCATTAAACATGCCGGCCCCGCCGCTCTTCTGAATCTTTGCGTCTGCGGCATCCTTCTTCGCCTTGTTGATGTCCTGGAGGGACAGCGCCACGGTATTGGCGGCGCCCGCCGCCGCTTTCAGCGCCGGGAGCCAGGCTTCCGTGAACGCTCTTGCCGCAGCGGTTATGTTGCCCTTCAGCGTCGACATGACGCCGTTGAGCGTCTGCGACTGCGCTTCCATCATGCCGCCGAACTTCGATCCTTCGGAGGTCAGGTCCTGGAAGGCGGCCTCGACATCCTTGAACCCAATCTGGCCGGCGGAGGCCATCTTGAAAATCTCCTCGCCGGTCACGGCATACTTCTTGGCCAGGGCGGCGATGATCGGGATGCCTGCCTCGGCAAGCTGGTTGAGCTCCTCGGCCTGGGCGCGGCCCTTGGTCTTCATCTTGCCGTAGATGTTGACCAGGTCCTGGAGCGGCTTGCCGGTGCCGGCGGAGATGTCTCCCAGCACACGCAACGTATCGATCACCTGCCCGGCCTCGACATCGAACGCCAGGAGAGCGCGGCCGGCGGCGTAAACTTCTTCTGGCTCGAACGGAGTCACGGCGCTGAACTGTTCGAGATCCGCGAGGAGCGCGGTGGCACGGGCGGCGTCGCCCATGAGGTTGGTGAACGAGATCCGTGTCTGCTCGAACGCGGCGGCCGCGTCGATCGCCTTCTTGGCGATGAATCCCAGGGTGCTGCCGAGGATCAGGTTCGGGAGGGTGAACAGGCTGCGGATGCTGCCGCCCAGGGCGGCCAGCTTGGCCCTGAGGACGGTGAGCGGTCCGGACACGGACTGGGTCTTGGCCGTGACCTCGACCCAAATCCTGCCCGCACGGATTTCAGTGGCCATGACCTATGCCCTCCGCTTCTTCTTGCCGCCGATCGCATCGAACATGAGCTTGTTCGCCATCTTCGGCGGGACCTTGAGGACCTGGGATTGATTTTCGTCACGGCGGACATGCGGGTTGTAGTCGTCGGGGACAGCCGGGTCCGACCGGCGCGGATCCCGGTGGGCATTGAACAGCATGGCGAGCAGGGAGGAAGTCCGTCGCCATTCCTCCGCTCCGCGCGCCTCGGCCATTTCCAGGAGTTCTCGGAGCGTCAGCGGACCGGGGTCGACGCCAACCTTGCCGGCGGCCTGCCAGATCATCTCCCGGATCTCCGCCGAGGTCGGGGCCGGCCGCTTGTTGTCCGTCCGCTTCGCGGCACCGGGACGTGGCACGGGGAAGAACCCGAGCAGTTCGTCCTTGAGTGCGGCGGCGGCATCCGTCAGCGCCTGCTTGCCGACCAGGAGCTTGCCGAAGGCGGCGTCGGAGACGCCGCGGCGGTCGGCCTGGTCCATGCACAGGGCATAGAGGATGTTGGCGACCAGCGCGGGATCGACGGCGAGCTTGGCCAACAGTCCGCCGGAGACGGCGTCGATCAGGTCCACGCCGACGATGCCGCGGACGCGCTCGACCGCGGCGACGTCAATCGCCACGGTCCAGAGCCGCCCCTTGCTGTCGCGAAACACCCGCATCAAACCGCTCCTTACTCCGGATCGCTGGGGCCTTCCGTGGTCCACTCGGCGGCGCGATCGGTGTCCGCGTGCGGCTTGACGGCGATGGTGATCTCCATGACCCCGGAGTTGGGCTCGGCGCGGGGGCAGGAGATGACCTGGAAGTCGGCGTCGATGCCGACGCCGCCCTCCTCGTCGAGGACCGCCAGGGCGATGCCGGTGCCCTCGGTGAACGAGTTGCGCAGGGCCTGGTAGAAGGCGTCGGAGCCGTCGGCGTTCATCTTCCAGTCGACGGCGCAGTCCTTGAGCCCGCGCATGTAGCCCTTGAAGCCGCCGTGGGCGCGGGTGGTGGCGTCGACCTCGTCCCCCTTGAGATCGAGGGTGAGGTCGCGGATGTTCTCGGCGGGGGTGTCGGCGGTGGTACCGGCGGTGCCGTAGTAGAGCCGGCCTTGGATGCCTAGCCTCATGGTTCAGTCCTCCATTTTCGGGCAGGTTGGGGTTGCGAATGGTCAGGCGGGCAGTCCGGATCCGCCGCTCCAGGTCTGGAGCCGGGTGGCGGCCGCGTGCGGCTTGGCGGTGATCTTCACGGCCATGACGCCGGAGTTGGGCTCGGCCCGGTTGAAGCTCATGACCTGGAAGTCGCCGTCGACGCCCTCGCCGCCGGACACATCGAGGCACTTGAGGGCGATGGCGGTGCCGTTCAGGAAAGAGGCGAGGCATGCGAGGATGAAGGCGTCGGCGCTGTCCCAGTTGGACTCCCAGTCGAGGGTGATGTCCTTGAGTCCGCCGAGGTAGGCCTTCCAGCCGTCGTGGGCGCGGGTGGTCGCCTCCGCCTCGTCCCGCTTGAGGTCGAGGGTGACGTCGCGGACGTTGGTGGCCTCGGTGGATGCCGAGGATCCGGCGGCGCCATAATAGAGTATCCCGCTGATTCCGGTGCGTGCCATGGTTCAGCCCTTTCGTTTTATTTTGTGGTCTGTTGCGCCTTGAGTTCGAGGAGGTATGCGGAGCACTGGGAGCCGGTCGCAATCGGCCGGAACCCGGTGGGGATGTAGACGACGTCATTGATGTTGAGCGCCGAGCGCGGCCCGCTGGGCGGGATGAACAGCGCGGCGGCCTGTTCGAGGAGCGTCCAGATGGCCAGGCTCTTGGCCTCGACGGTGGCCTCGAACGGCGCGACCAGGAGGAGAGCGGGGTTGACGTCGCGGGCCGAGGCGGTCGCGTCGTACTCGCCGGCGCCGACGCAGACGACGGCCGCCGGCAGGCGGGCCAGGCTCGGGATAAGCTTGTGGACCTGCTCGTAGCTGGTGATGGCGGCGATGCGGACCTCGCGGCAGATGGCGGCCTGCTCGATCAGCGCCTTGAGGTCCTGGGCGATTTCGTTGAGGGTGCGCGCGGCCATGGTCATGCCCTCCCGGAGGCGCGGAGTTCGCGGTCGAGCCAGAACAGCGCCTCGCCCAGGCCGATGGCGTTGATCTCGGGGATCGTCGGGAACCAGGGATCCGGCTTCTGGGTCACCTTGGAGCGGAGGACGAACAGCGGATGGAACCCGCCGTCCTCCTCGCTGTAGCCGAGGATGCCGACGGTGTCGGGGTTGCCGGTGGCCGGCAAGATGAACAGGTCGCGGCCGCCCGCCTCGAACTCGCCGGCGGTCTTGCCCTTGGCCTCGTCGGCGATCGGGATGGTGAGGGCGCGGGCGTTCCTCGGGCGGATCTCGCCGCCGAACTGCTTCTGGGCGGCGGCGGGGTGATCGTTGTAGACGATGGCGGCGTGGTCGGAAACCTGACTGACGGCGGTGCGGTTGGCGAGGTCGCGCCAGAAGGACTTGCCGCCCTTGGCACGGGCATTGGTCCTCGCCAGGCGGGCGACCCGGCCCGCCCAGGACTTGATGAAGGCCCGCGGCCGGGAGAGCTTGGCGGCGATCGCCGCCAGTCCACGCTCGGCATCGGAGCTGTCGATCTTGACTTCGAGCATGGTCAGAAGCCCTTCATCTTGTCGCGGGTGAAGACCGGGCGGTCCCGGTCGATCATCACGTCGGAGCCGACGCCGTCGGCGTTCTCGGCGGGATCGGCGGGCAGGCGGAATTTTCCGTTGACATCGGCCAGCTTGTCGAGCTGGTCGCGGACGATCTTGGCGGCGGTCTTGACCTTGGCCGGCACGTCGTCGCTCTCGCTGCGACCCCAGGCCCGCTCGGCGGTCAGGTCGAGCGTCCAGGCCTTGAGCAGGGGCAGGGCGCCCTCGGCCGTGACAGGCACGGCATAGCGCGCGGCAAGGGCGCCGTCGATCTCGGCACTCGAGGCGACCAGGTCGGCGGTGGCCAGGTCCTCGTCGACCTCGCCGGTGTCGTCGTCGCCGTAGAGCGCGGCGTAGGAGCGCCGGAGCCGGGCCTCGAGGTCTGTGAGTTCAGCGTACATGGGGCTCGATTGAGTTTAAGGACCGCCCTGGGCGGCCGGCGATCCGGCCGCCCGGGCGGAGGTTGGATCAGGTGGCCATGTTGCCGATCACCAGGTGCGGCACGAGCCCCACCGCAGCGCCACGGTAGTGGAGGCCGTAGTGGTTCTCGTTGTCATCCTTGACGCATTGGTCGTGGTCGGTGTCCCACGCCACCAGCGGACCGACCAGGCGCTTCTGCACCGCGAACGGTTTGAAGCCCCGGGTCAGGCACATGAGGTGCCAGTAGTTGGCGTAGTCGCCGACGAAGCGCGGGTTGAGGATGCCAACGACCTTCTTGTAGTGCGGGTTGCCGACCGAGACGGGGGTCACGCCGCCGTCGGAAACCGTCGCCACGCTGAAGATGGAGTCGAAGGTCGACTCCAGCGCCGGGCCGTACATGAGGTGCGAGGGCACCAGGCCGAGCGGCTGGCCGTCCGAGCCGTGGAAGCCCATCATCAGGGCGCGGGCCGTCAGGTAGTTGGCCGCCGACAGGGCGTTGGTGGTCTTGTTGACGATCACGCCGGAGTCTCCCAGTTGCCGCGCGCCACTACCGCTGGAGGTCGAGAGGAAGAAGGTCTTGTCGTCGAGCCAGGTGGTGGTGGCGTCGACCGCGGACTCGGTGGCGATCTGCGGCCACAGGTTGTTGGCGTTGATGCCCATCGCCTTGAAAACGGGCGAGTAGATGCCGAGCGAGTCGTCCGCGATGTTGTCGCGGTTGACCTTGACGGTCCCCTCGAACGGCCGGTTGCGGACTTGCATCAACTTGCCGTCGAGGTCGTGGATGACGCGCGGCCCGATCCACTCGCGCATGCCCCCGGTCAGGAACATGGCCGGGTATTTCTCGATCGGGGCTTTGCTGTTGATGACCAGGCACCACTGTTCCCAGGTCAGGTCGGCCTGGGCCAGGCCCTCGTTGAGGGACGTGTTGAACCCGGTGAACAACGAGTCCAAATTTTCTCGGGTGAGGTCCATGGGATTTTCCTCTCGGTTCTGTTTCTTTTTTGCGGTTGGGGTTGCTTGCTTGGGAGTCTGCCTGTCCGGCCGTCAATGGGCCGGCCGGACAGGCGGGAACGGGATCAGGTCATGCGCTGGCCATGATGTTCTGGGCCTTCAGCACGGTGATGACCGCGGCGAGGTCGGTCTTCGCCGCGTTGAGCTGGGTGGCGAACGTCTTGGCGTCGTTGACCAGCACCGTGTTCAGGGCGCGCTGGGTGGCCAGCTCGGTCGTGACCTCCTTGAGGTTGTTCTGCGCCACGCCGGCCAGCGTGACCAGCTCGATGATTTTCTGGGTCATGTTGCTCTGGTTCTGGGCGAGCACGCCGTTGGCGGCGCGCTGGGTGGCCAGCTCGGTGGTGACCTCCTTGAGGTTGTTCTGCGCCACGCCGGCCAGCGTGACCAGCTCGATGACCTTCTGCGCCAGGCTCGACACGTTCTGGTCGGTGACGCCGGTGCGCGCGACCAGCTCGATGGCCTTCTGGGCCAGGTCGCTCTGGTTCTGGGCGAGCACGCCGTTGGCGGTCCGCTGGGTGGCCAGCTCGGTGGTGACCTCCTTGAGGTTGTTCTGCGCCACGCCGGCCAGCGTGACCAGCTCGATGACCTTCTGCGCCAGGTCGGACTCGTTCTGCCGGATCAGGGTGACAGCCGCCAGGATGTCCTGGAAGTTGTTCATGATCGCGCCGGAGACGTCGCCGCCGTTGGTGGCGCCGACCGTTTCCATCGTGCCGTCGGCGGCGCCGCCGAGGGTGCCGGCCGCGAGGGCGCTGGCGGCGATGGTGTCGTCGTGGGTGCCGTCGAGCCCGGTCGAGTCGGTCAGCGTGACCGGCGCGGCCTGGGCGGCGACGGTGCCGTCGGCGGTGCCGCCGCCGTTGTCCGTCAGGTTGGTCGTGTTGGTGACCGCGGCGATGGTGTCGTCGTGGCTGCCATGGAGGCCGGAGCTGTCGGTCACCGTGACGATGGCCGCGGTCGCGGCGATGGTGTCGCTGTGGGTGCCGTCGAGCCCGGAGCTGTCGGTCAGGGTGACCGGCGCGGCCTGGGCGGCGACGGTGCCGTCGGCGGTGCCGCCGCCGCTGTCCGTCAGGTTGGTCGTGTTGGTGACCGGATCGATGACGTCGTCATGTGTGCCGTCGAGCCCGGAGCTGTCGGTGAGCGTGACCGGCGCGGCCTGGGCGGCGACGGTGCCGTCGGCGGTGCCGCCGCCGCTGTCCGTCAGGTTGGTCGTGTTGGTCTCGGCGGCGGGGGCCGTGTTCGCCGTGCCCGTCATCGCGGTCAGGGTGAGGGCGGAAGTGGTCGGGGTGACCATGGCGGACTCGGAGGCGGAGCCGACATCGTGCAGGGCCTGCGCGGCGGCGCGGGCCGGGGCGCGGGTGTCCACGAACACGCCGTCGTCGTCCACGTCCACGACCAGGCCGGCGATCACGGCGTACGTGCCGGAGTCGGAGGACACGGTCTCGCTGTCCTCGACGTAGGCGACCGCGCCGCGGTCCTCGCGGGCGAAGGCGTGGGTGGCCGAGTTCTCGAAACGGAACACGCCGTCCTTGATTTCGGCGGTTTCGGCGGTGGAGCGGACGGCCTCGAAGCGCCCGGCGACGGTCAGGCCGGTGGCGTCCTCGGCGTTGAGGCATTCGGCCGAGGCGTTGAGGCAGGCGAGATGCCCTTCGGTTGCCGTCTCGCCCGAGGCGATGGTGAAGATATCGACCGGCGCGGTCGATTTGATTTCCGGAGTCTTGCTCATGTTGTTCCTCGTTCGGTTTCTGGTTCAGGGTTCAGGTTGCGGTTCAGCTTGGCGCTTAAAATTGCGGAGGCTTACTTGCCGGCGGCCTTCTTGGTCTTGAGGAAATCCTCCTCCTTGATGCCGGTGAGCTTGCAGACCTCGCGGTCGGACGCGCTCAGGGCGATGGTGTCGGGGTTCGCGATCTGGCCGCGCGAAATCGGCTCGATCGGCACGCACTTGACGGCGGCGCCGAGGTACGCGGCGAGCGCCACGGAGTCCTGCTTCTTCGCCCACTCGTGGAGGGCGCCGTCCTTGGGGAGCTTGCCCTCGGTCTGGCCCTGGGCGATCAGCTCGTCGCGCTTGCGGGTCTCGGCCTCGAGGGCGAGCGCGTCGACGCGGACCTTGAGGGCGTCGGCCTGGCCGGCCTTCTGGGCGATCCCGAGGATCGCGCCCTGGGCGGCGTTCAGGTCGGCGTCGGCGGCCAGGGCGAGCGGGCCGCGGATGGCGCCGAGGAAGGCGGCCGTGGCGGTCGCGACGGTCTTGGCCTGGCGGAGGCCCGGCAGTTCGTTTTTGAGAGTTTCGATCTTCTCGACGACGCCTTCCGGCGCCTCCTGGTTCGCTCCGAGGGACAGGCTGTCCAGCCCCAGGAGCCCGGCGAGTGCGGCGAACAACTTGTTCACGCGTTTCTCCTTGTTCGGGTTGCTGTTGGTGAGTTTTTGAGACGGGGATATCGATTGCGCTCCGGCCGCGAGCGAGTCGACCGCGCGGGTCAGCTCGGCCAGGGTCCGGGGCGGTTCGTTGTCGGCGACGGCGGCGAGCTGGTCGAGGCCGTTGAGCGCGGGCTCGTTCTCCAGCGCGATCGAGGTGACGCGGAGCCGGCCGTCGACCAGGCCGCGCACGACCGGCGAGAACCAGCGGAATATCCCCTCGGCCATGAGCTGGCGGGCGAGCGGCACGTACTCGACGTTGACCGCCCAGAGCCCGTCCGCGCGCTTCTCCAGGTCGGCGAAGCCGAAGGTGGCCTTGCCGTCGGGGAGCAGGTTGAGGACCTTGTTCTCGTCGACGTGGAAGTGCTCGGCCAGGCGGTAGATGAAGTGCCGCGAATCCAGCGGCACCTTGCCGCCCTTCTCCCGGAAGTAGCCGACGATCATGTCGAACATTTCGCCGGTGAAGTTGAGCGCGATGTTCTCGTCGCCGTTGCGGGTCATCTCATTGGGGCCGAGGCGGAAGATGCGCCACGCGACCGGTACGCCGCTGGCGTCGCGCTCGACCGCCGGAGACTGCGAGTCGATCAGCTCCTGCACCCCCATGGCAATGGCGTTGCCGAGGCCGGGCACGACCGCCGCAAGGGCGTTGCGAAGTTCGCGGATATTCTTCATGCGGATTCTCCCGTGACCTTGATTTTCCCGGCCGCCTTGTTGGCGGCGAGGTACTTGGCGATGGACTTGGCCACGGCCTGGCGCAACGCGCCGGCGGCGACCGACGACAGGTCCAGCGTCTCGAACGCGGATGCCGCATCGAAGACGAACCCGGTCTGCGGCAGGCTCACATTGAGGGCGCGGCCCTGGTTGAGGACGCGATAGTCCTCCTCGCCGTCGGGCCGGGCCTTGCCGACGCCCAGCGCCTTGGCCTCCTCCTCGTCGCAACCCTCGATCGCGCAACGGCAGTTGAACTCCCACGGCGGGGTGTGGGTGTCCCAGAACGGATCGGACTTGGGGAGCACCAGGTTGTGGAGGGCGGCATGGCTGTCGCGGGCGCGGCCGTCCTGGACGGCGATGTACCGCCAGTAGGGCTCGCGCTCGACCATGTCCGGATCCAGGTCGAACTCGCGCCTGCCGACCGCCGCCGCCATGGCCGCGTTCTGGCCGAGGATCAGGTTGAGCCGCGCGGTCGAGGCGATGTTGCCGATGCCGCGCCGGGCCAGCCATTCCTCCTCGGAGACCCCGGCGGGCGGCGTCTTGGCGCGGGCCACGTCGTCCGGCTGGTAACGGCCGTCCTGGGCGAGCCAGGACTTGATCGAGCTCCGGGCCTGGGCCAGGTTGACCTCGCCCCGCGTGTAGGCGTCGGACACCTCGCGGAGCTTCTCGAGCACGCGCGCCTCGCCGACCTTCGCCGAGAAGAAGGCCTGCGCCTTGGCCTTCGGCTGGAAGCCGGGATCGAGCGCCAGCTCGCGCGAGCCCTTGCGGGTTGGCACATTGGTGCGGCCGGCGAGCCACCGGTTCGCGGCGTCGTAGGTGACAGGCGCCCTGGTCGGATCGATCATCTGACCACCCTCCGAGCAGGGGTTTGTCCCGGTCTGAGCCGCCTGGCCGAGTCGGCCATGCCGGCGGCCGCCGCCGCATAAATCGTCTGCTCCACGGCCTCAGCCGGGGAGCCGGTGTCGAAATCGTCGAGGAACGCCGCCGGGTCCTTGGAGAGCTGGCGCAGGAGCGAGTCGTCGCCGCCGTCGGCGGTCGCGAACTTCGCCAGCTTCGCGGCGAGCTTGCCCGCCCATCTCCTCCCGCCGTCGCCGGCGAGGAACTGCTCCACGGCCGCATCGGCGATGGTCTCGGCGGCATCCGGAGCCTCGGCCGACATCGCCAGCGAGCGGCGGCCGCCTGGCGCAAACGCCTGGGCATTATCTGTTTCCACCTGGCTGGCCAGTTGCGATTGCAGGGTGATCGGCTTGCGGGCGCCGCCGTCCTCGTCCCATGCGGCCTTGGCGGCGGGCGGCATCACCGGGAGCCCGAGCTCCTCGCGAATTGCAACCTCATCCTCGGCCGTCGGAGTCACCATGCCGGCGCGCACCGCCGTGCCGATGGTATCGTACCTGGCGCGGACCTTCTCGGCGGCCTTTGCCTGGTCCTCGGGCGGATCGGTGACGGTGACGATCCGCGGCGGCACCGTGTTGCGGATGGCCGACCAGGGATTGGCGAGCTGGGTGTTGAGCGTGTCATCAAGGGCGCCGCAGTCGCCCTCGAGGATGTCCTGGCGGACCTGGGACTGGGCGCCGTTGTTGGACCAGCCGCCCTCGCCGGAGGTGCCGAGCTGGCCGAGCACGACCTTGGTCACCGCGGCGGCCAGGAACTCGAGCAATTTGAAATACACGTCGCCAGTGTTGTTGGCGGCCTGGAGCAGTTCGACCTCCGTGGCCTTGGTGAACAGGCCGCCGCCGGAGGGGCCGAAGTTGCGGATCAGCCGCCGCAGTTTGTTGCGCTCGGTCTGCCAGCTCTCCTCGTCGACCTTCGCGATGACGAACGGCATCCCGTAGCGCTCGATGAACGAGAGCAGGTCCTTGATGTTGAGGTTGGCGAAGACGTGCAGCCAGGCGAGCGGACGGATCAGTCCCGACCTGGTCACGTCCGGACCGCGCCGGCGGATGCCGTGCAGGATCACCTTGCGGGCAGGCAGGTCGATGCCGTTGGGATTGTCCTTGGTGATCAGCTTCGGACGGCGGCCGTCGCGGAAGGTGAAGTGCCGCTGGTCGAGGTAGCTGAACCCGCGGATGACGCCGCCGGCGCCCCAGAGGATTTCCGAGACCGCGAAGCCGGGCAAAATCGCGCTGAGCAGATCGTTGCGCAGGTCGCCGAACGAATCGATCTCCTGGTCCGGATCGCCGGCGGCCCTGAGCTCGGCCTCGAAAGTCTCGGCGGCGGTCTTGGCCGCCGGCGACTCGTCGCCCGGCTCGATCTGCCAGGGCGCGCCGAGCGCGGCCATGCGGCGCGTCTGCAACGCGTGGGAGATGTCCCAGTTCTTCTCTTCGATCTCGAAGGCCAGGCGGCACTGGTCGGCCGTGTCGCCCGAGTTGGCCGAGCACATGATGCGGTCGACCGCGGCCGGCGTCAGCCCGCGGGAAACGTCGCGGTCCCGGTAGTCGGCCGGCTCGGCGATGAAGGCCCGGCCCTCGACCGGCTTGACGGCCGGCGCCTCGGGAATCTGCCTGCCCTGGGGATCGTACAGCATCAGCGCGCCTCCTTGGCGGTGGTCGGACTGCCGAGGTATTGTCCGGCAAGCTGAAAAGCGATTGAGATCATCAGTAGCTCCATGCGGGTTGGCGGTCGGGATCGTCGGCCTCGGCGTTGTCCGGCCGGTCGTAGTGGCGGGGATCGTCCTCGGCCTCGTCATGCCCGGCCGGGAGAGCCCGGCAGAATCCGGGGACGGCCATGGTCTCTCCGGCCCACTTGGCGAGGAAGCAGGCGTAGGCGATGTCGCAATGGCTGTCGGGCTCGAGATCGTTCTGGGTCTCGATGTAGATGATCCGGCCGCTGTCGCCGGTGGACTTGCGGACGCCGGCGATGTCGGTGGCGATGCAGGCCGGTTCGGCCGGGATGGTGCAACGGTGCTGTTCGAAGATCTCCAGCGCCGACTTGCAGAGATCGGCCTTCTTCGAGCTGAAGTTGATGCCGGAAAAGCGGTCGGTGAAGGCGGTGGCGAGCGCCTCGCAGTTGGTCTCGCCCATGCCGGTCGAGTCGCCGGCGCCGACGGAAAGGTGGTTGGCCCGCATGATCGCGGCGATGAGCTGGCGCTGGGTCTCGTACTTGCACTTGCGCATGATCACCAGGGCCACGGCCCGGTACGCGCGGACCTTGGTGCCGCCGATCTCGTCGACCCAGATCGTGGCCAGGTTGTGCCGGCGGGCCACGTCGTAGCCGATCGCCAGCCGGCCGGTCGGCAGGACCTCGCGCCAGAAGTCCGGATCCAGGTACGCGACGGCGCACGGGTCGACCACGTCGGCGATCTCGGCGTTGCCGGTGAGGTCGAGGACGAAGATCTCGCCCGGTTGCTTGGCAAAGGCCAGGTCGTTTGGGCTGATTGCGTGCTGGCCGTTGGCCCGGTTCGGGATGCAGAAGTACTGGCTGTCGGCCGCTGACCGCGTGCGACAGCCGGAGAGGATCCTCGCCCGGAAGTCCTCGCGGCTCTCGGCCTTCTTGCCCTTGAGCGCCTTGACCTCGTTGACCTTCTCGACGAAGCCCTGCCCGATCGCGTCGTCGAGCGTGGTCCGGTGGTAGGAAAAGCCTTTCGGGTTGCCGCTCTCGGCGATCTCCCTGACGAGCTGGGCGAAGACGGTCTGGTCACTGCCGTCCGGATCGTAGGCCGAGACGATCTCGAGCTGGCCGCCCCAGGTGATGCAGGGATAGGCCATGTCGTAGAGGACGCCCTGGTCGATGTGCAGGTCGAACTCGTCGAGCAGGACGTCGCCGCCCTTGCCGGCGAAGCTCTTCGGCGAGCTGGCCAGCGAGTAGATCCGGGAGCCGTTCTTGAACTCCACGACGAAGGCCTTGATGCCGCTGTCGTCGACGACCTCGACGCGATCGCCGGCCAGGCCGCTGGCCACGGCGTTCGCCGCCTCGCACCACATCGCCACGTAGTCGGTGATGAACTCCTTGGCGGTCTTCTCGTCGCGGCTGGAGACCCACTGCACGAACTTCGACCTGGCCTTCTGGCGCAGGCATTTGCGCGTGGCGCGGTAGCTGGTGCCGTAGGTGATGCCGATCCGCCGCGACTTCTCATAGAGCTTCAACGGCGAATCGTCGTCGATCCACTTGGCCTGGTAGGGCAGGAAATAGTTGCGGGTCTTCGTCATCGTTTCAGCCCCAATGCTTCGTCGAGCTTGTCGGCCACGCGGTTCGAATCGATCCCGGACTCCTTGCTCTGGCTGAGCCTGGTGATCGTCGCCGACAGCTCCGCGATCTTCGCGAGGAGCAGGGCGCGTTCCTTCTGCCAGTCGCGCGAGACGGAGTCCTTGAGGACCTTGCCCAGGTGGGCCAGGTCCTGGCTGCCGAGCTCGCCGTGCTTGATCTGGTCCATGGCCTTGCGCATCAGCTCGTAGGCGGCCACGTCGGCCATGTCGCGCAGACCGCCCTCGGCGTTGATCATGGCCGCGGCCATGCGGTCGCGCTCGGAGTCGTCGCGCCATTGCCGGCGGCGCTCCCGGAACTCCGCGAACTCCGCGGAAGCCTGGTACGCCAGGAAGCTCGAGCCGTGGAGTTCCACGCCGGCCGCCTTGCACGCGGCCGCCACCTGGTCGTCGGCGCGGATCGCGTCATGGGTGGCGCCGTCGTCGAGCAGTTCGGCGATCCGGATCCGGATCTCCGCCGCCAGCCTGGCGATGTTGTTGCGCGGTCGGGCCATGGTCACCACTTCCCCGAATTGGCTTTGAGCGATTCAAACCCGGCGGGCGCGGCCGACACCAGGAACGGCGCCGGGAACTCCGGCTCCGCCTCGAGGTCGATCAGGCGCACCTGGCGGCGGGCCTCGGCCACCGTCTCGGCGGTGTGATGCCGCCAGGCGTACCACCAGCCGCCGGCCCGGACCCCGCTGTAGATGGCGTTCCGCCGCGACCAGGACACCCCCATGTCCTGCATGAAGTCCAGGAAAATCTGGTCGCACTCGGAACGCGGGAACAGCTCCGCCTCGTAGCAAGCGTCATGCAAGATTGAGGGCAACAGATCGCGCTGGCTGTAGGGATCGCCGAGCGCCGTCCACGCCGCCCGCGGCTTCGTGCTCCCGTCCGTCAGGTAGCCACTGCCGATGCACACCGACCAGCGGGGCGCCAGCAGGTCGAAGCGCAGGGCCGTCAGGCACATCATCCAGTAGCGGTCATCCTCATCGTCCCAGACCGGGATGAGGCAGACCGTGCCGCGGATCGCATACCGCTTGAGCGGCGCGTTTGGCGGGATGAAGTGGCGGCGGTGGGGGGGGGTCATTTCTTCTTCTCCATGAGCTTCTTCGCGGCCTTCGTCGCCGCCTCGATCGCCTTGCGCCGGTCTTCCTCCGGCACATCCTGCCAACGCTGACGGCCCCAGCCGAAGACCGACTTGATCCATGAGGTGAACTTGCTCATTTCAAGCTCGCCCCCGAGATGGTCACATCCAGGATGTCGATCACCTTGCCGTCTCCCTCCGACCACGGCGCAAAGCCGAAGTCGGCGCTGTACTGCATCGCCGCGACCTCGCCGCCGGGGTGGTACTCGACCCGCCACGAGGTGCGCGTGCGGCAGGCGGCCATCGCCAGGAGCAGGACCGCCGCCAGCAGGACGGCAAGGAAAAATCGCCCGGCCGCGGTCAGGACCAGTTTCGGTTGCCTCAGCGGAAGCGAACGCATGGGGCACCTCCTGGCTGGCCGCCGGAGCATGCGGCCGTCGCCTGACACTGACCGCCCGGAGAAACGGCGCGGCCGAGCGAAGTCGTCGCAAGCAGGAAGAGCGTGAGGACAACAACCAGCATGGTCAACGCCTGCCTGCCCCAGATGTAGAGGTCCAGCTTGACCTCCCGGTTGACCTGGTTCAGGCCGGTCGCGGTGATCCGGCGGTACGCTCCGTTCGAATCGGGGATGTCCTCGACGTAGCCATTGACCGCGAGATTGTTCCACTCGACGGCGACCAGCTCCCGGTCCGGACGCAGGAACGCCAGCCGATGGTAGCGCAGAAGATCGTCAAGACTCAGCGGCACGGGCGCGTAGTAGGAGTGCGCCTCGAGGATCGCCCGCCTCAGTTCGTAGACCCGCTCCTCTCTCATGTCACTTTCCTCCGTGGATGGCGCTGTTCTCGCGGTGGCGGTCCAGGTCGCCGGCCACATTTCGCAACCAGCTTTTCGTCGCCCCCAGCTCCGCCTTCTGCCCCTCGGCCCCGGTCAGCACCTGGTCCAGCCTGTCCCCCATCCGCCGGACTTCGCCTGTCAAAATTTTTAGCTCTGCCGTTATGCGCTGGCTCTCGTCCTTCTCCAGGTGCCCCGAGACCGCCTTCTCGATCACCGTCAGCCTGGCGTCCACGACCTCGGACCGGTCCTCCTTGACGTGCTTCTCCACCGCCGCCAGGCGCTTGTCCCTCACCTGCGCCAGCTCAGCCTCGAGCCGGTCCATCCGCTCGATCATCCGCTGAAAAAGGAAGTGCGCCACCGCCGCGACCAGTCCGCCGCTGCCGGTGCCGCTCAGCAGGCCTACCAAGATTTCCGGGCTCATCAGATTCCGCTCATCGGTTGGTCCTTGGTTCCAGGCTGGATACGATTTTCCTCTTACTAAAGGGGGTGAGTGTTGCAGGTTTTTTCCCATTGTTGTTTGCTACCAACATGTTGCGTGTTGCATTTCCCAAAAATCAGTGTTGCACAAAAAAGCCGCCCCGGCGGGGGGGGGCGGCTTGGCAAAAAGAAGGCCGGCCGGGATTGCTCCCGGCCGGCCTTGCGAATCTCGCAGGTCTCTGCTAACTCCCGATAATCATCCTCCCGAGGGCGGCGCCGTCACGCCGGCGGTAGTACCGGCGCGCGGCCCTCAGCCAGGCGGCACGGTCCCGCTCGTGGACGTTGTCCACCGCCCACTCCCGGAGCTCCTCCCACGTCATGACCCGGTCCGGCGGCAAGGCCCCGCTCCAGGGGTTGACCAGTTGCACCTGGTCCGGGATCTCGACGCGCGGATCCCCGCCGCGCCGCCCGTTGCGGCGCGCCGCCTCCGCCTGCGCCTCCGTCCGCGCGGCGCCGCCCGCGCGGCCCAGCACCGCCGCCGCCTGGCTGGTCTCCAGTCTGGCCAACGCCTCGTGGCCGGCTGGCGTCAGCACCAGTCCCCTGTCTACGGCGACGGCTCCCGGTCGCCGGCAGGTCGGCCCGTAGACCAACCCGCGACGGGCCAGCCCGCGATATGCGGGCAGGTCCTCGGGTCGCACGTTGTTCCACGAGCAGAGGTTTCCAACCTCGCGCAACAGTCGCTCGATCCGTTTCATCGTCCGTCTCCTCGTTTGGGGTTTTCCTCCGTCACCCATACCATACCCCCACCGCTGGGGGTTGTCAAGCCGCAAACGAAAAAAACATTCCGTTGATTGACAACGATTTGCAACGCGAACAAAGCAAGGGCCGGCTTTTTTCGCCGGCCCTGCGCCCTTTCGCCGAAGCTACCGGGGGCGGTGAGTCATTTTGCCACGAGCAAAATTATGATCCACACAAGCCACGCAAAAAACCCGATTACCCCGCCAAACATCACGGCGAGAGGCAATAAGACAAGGATGGAAAAGACCATGAGCAGAACACGCAAGACGGAAAAATTGCTTGAGCGCTTGGCTCCGCAATGGGGACACGCCGGAGCGTTGCTGCTAACATCTTTTCCGCACTCGAAGCATTTCTTGATCGCCATTGGATAACTCCTTTTGAAATCCATCAATCCGGGGCCGAGACGCTAAGCGCCTTCGCCGGCTCCCGCTCCCGCTCGAACTGATCGACCTTGCCCCGCCACTCCCACGGCGACGGCGGTGCGCTGTACTTCCCCGTCCGCCCCAACAGCACCCAGCCGCCGGAGCACTCCAACACATCCAGCTCCACGCCGGACCCGCGATGCCGGTACGCCTGGCCTACTTCAGCCTTCATTGCTTCTTGCCTCCGTAGGTGGCAGGCGTCTCGGCCGCTCGCAGATGCGCCGCCAACGTTTCCTGAGCCTCGCGACGCTCTCGGCTGGTCTCGTCGGCCAACGTGTTGGCCATGGCCAGGACGGCCACCCGCTGCTCCGCCGTCATACCATCCCAGTAGATCAGCAGGTACATCAGCCCGACGTCGTCGCCAATTTGATCGACGCAGCGATGACAGGTCTCCAGCGCCGCTCCCCTTGTTTTCCCCGAATATTCGTTATGCCCGCGGATGAGCCGCGCATTGACCTCGTCCACCTCCGCCTTCGTCAGCTCCAGCAGCCGGCATAGCTCCGTCACGCGTGGGATGGGCATGCTGGCGTCGCCGGATAGTTGTCGCGACAGAGTAGATTGAGATATCGCAAATCGTTTGGCAAGATCAATTTGAGTTAATTTCCTCGCGGCCATCTTGGCCGCAAGAAACTGCATCGCGTACTTGGTCTTAATTCTCCGCATATGCTCCCTCTTGGGGGCAATAAAGTACATGCCTTCGTTCCTATGTCAATATTTTTATTTTTTCCCTATTGAAATGCACCAATATACGGGCATATGTATACATATCGGGCAACCCAACCGGAGTCAACATGACCGGACGGAAGACAACCAGCAAGGGAGACGGAGCGATGATCATGCCGAAAGAGGTACGGGCCGCGATTCGGGACGCCATGCGGGAGCAGGGCGTGGACGTGCCGAGTCTCGCGAAGCATCTGGACGTGAACACGGATGACCTCCTCGATTGGCTGACCGGGAGACAGTCCATTCCAGCGATGGTGTATGTGCGCGGCTGCCGGTTCCTTGGGTTGAATCCGCTGATGACCTGGCCGCCTTCTCTGCCCATCCCTGGGCTTTACCACTGGAACCAACTCGAAAAGAGTTGCGATGGCATATCCCCCCATGTAGCCATCGTAATTGCCGAACAAATGGTTCAGCGACAGGTGTCGCCCGAAACACTGTTTGATAAAATCAAAAAAACCGTTCCAGATTATTTGTTTGAATTATATACGGTCAAGTCAGTCCTCGACGGACTCTCAAACCTGCAATTCCTGCCATTGGGGTTTATCTGCAACGAGTTAAACCTCAACCTGCAAGCGATCAGTAATCTAGCTGGTTCAGAATCACCGGACGAGGTGATTGACTCGCACTCGCTCTATCTCAAGCGGGCACTCGTGGACGCCCCTGCCGCTCCCTCCAAGGCCCGCAAGCGGAAGCACGCCAAAAGGATATTCCATCCCTCCCACCCCTCCCACGCCGCCCTCACCGACGCCCTCGCCACCGCAACCCCGGAGGTGGAGCCATGACGCCTCAGCCTCTCACTTCCATTACCTACGTGCGCATGTCGCGCGCGTGGGAGTCTCAATCGCCTTTCGGCTGTCCCAATCGCCTTTCGGCTGCTCCCGCCGCGCCCTACGGGTGCAAGCGTCATCTGCGGAAGTCGCGTGCGAGGCGTAGTCGGTTGGCGGCGCAGTGGGCGCTGTTAATTTTTTCCATGGTCATCGCCCTGGTTCCTGCCGCGCTCGCGGTCTGGGCCTGGGGTCAAATCTGGGGGACCTGGTGATGCAGGAATTGATCTTCAGCCCGCCGCTGGATCCCGGCATCAAACGGGAGGTGATGATCCTGGCCTCGAACGGCGTCGAGACCTATGAGTCCTGCGAGGGGGGACCGGGGCATTCCTACCCAGAGCCCACGGTCAGGTTCCACGGCAATGCCGGCGCCGGGTGGAAGGCCTTGCAGGTGGCCTTGAACCATGACCTGCCGGTCTTCGCCCTGCGGCGGACATGGTCCATTGATGATTGTGTGCCCACGGGGCCGACCTGGGAAATGGTGTTCTTTCGGAGGAAGGCCCCGCAAGCATGATTCAACTACTTGTCACCATCCAGACGCTTGCAATGGACGCACTTGGGCTTGCCGCCATCTCCCTCTCTCCGGTTCTCGCGTTCGATGTTGTTGCCCTCTGTGCATTCTGTGTTGTCGTGATGCACGGACTCCTTGATCGAGTGCCAGGGATTCCTCTTCATCTTCTCACCTCCTCTCCGTTTGATGCTCCGTCCCTCACCCTATCCCGGAACCATGCCTGATGCAAGCCCAACCCACAACCCAAGGAAAGTGCGGACGCAAATGCGAGGTGTGGTCAAGGGTAGTGGGATATTTCCGTCCCGTCAGCCTGTACAGCAAAGGCAAGCAGGAAGAGTTCAGAGACCGCAAACCATATCGCCCGCCTACCACCCAGGCGGAGAAAGGAGCGAGGCATGGAACTACGGCATGAGGCAGTGGATTACGACAGCCCCGATCTCATTTGCATGCGCAATGAGGAGGAGCAGGAGGAGGCGAGGATGACGGCGATGCTCATCCTGCGGCGCGTGGAGCATGACTTTGCAGCCAGGTGGCCGCGCAAATGGATGACCTGTATGGCGGCGAAGAAAACAACATCCAAGCGAATCCTGGCACGGCGCTTGATGATCAATCGTACGACCGTCTACCGCCATCTGCAAGATTTCAACGACTACCTGGATCAGCAGGCCGAAAGGCTGCGGAAGAAGTCAGCATGAAGACCGCCGAAGACGCCCTGAAGCTGGTGACGCGCCTGTCGCGGAAGAACTGTGTGACCATAATCCTGTCGCCGCGTTGGGGCGTCGAGGTCCGCATGATGGGCCTGAGCTGGCGAGGCAATGCCAAGGCGCGGACCCTGACGGCGGCGGTCGCGGCCATGGTCCGCGACCTGAGAGCGGCCAGCGAGAACGCAGGAGCCACCCCATGAAAAAGATCGATTTCCCCATCCTCACGGACATGGCCACCCTCCGGGACATCCTGCAACCGTACTGCCAGCGCCTGCGGGTCCGCGAGGAGGAGCCGCACCGGGACGTCGTCCAGGTGGACGCTGTGATCAAGCCCCTTGCGGACGGTTCGCCCCATCCCCAGTTTTTCGCCGAGGTCCAGCGCTACCGCCGGATCGACGGCGATCTGGCCAAGGGCCAGGTCGAGATCCGTCTGCCGAGCGGGCGGACGGCGAGGATTGCCGTCCGGTTGCCGGCCGCCGGCAGCGCCCCTGCAACCCCCGTGCAGGACCGCCGCACCCCGACTCGCGAGGAGGTGCAGGCCTCGCTCGATGCCGCCGTCCCCATCGCCTATCGCACGCCGCCGGCGCCGACCGCCGTCGGCCACCTGGCCAACCGCCAGACCGAAGAACTTTCCCAACCACCCCTTCTATAGGAGCAGGAGCAACAATGAAGAAGGCCACCGAGAAGGACATCGCCGCGGCCGACGCCATCATGGCCGAGATCGCCGAACTGGAGATCGCCGCCATCAAGTCCGCCATCAAGTACGAGGAACGGATTGTCTTGCTCAAGCAGGCGCTGGCCTTCGGCAAGACCATCAGCTCGCGCATGCTCTCTGCCAAGAACCAGGAGCTGTCCGAGCGCATCGACCGCATGTTCGGCGCCAGGCCGCCCAGGTCCCGGACCTGCGCGGTCGGCAAGTACGGCAAGCACCTGGTCGCCAAGGTCAAGATCACCGAGCCGGGCAAGGTCATCGCCTATGCCAAGCGGCGCCGCCTCCCCCTCTTCAACGTCACCGAGCGGGTGGACCTGCCTGCGGTCCGCGCCGCGATCACCGCCGGACGCAAGGTCCCCGGCGCCGTCATCACGGTCCAGGACCGCGTCTTCCACGTCGTCGACCGCCGCCTCCTCGAGCAGGCCGTCCCCGCCAACCGCTCCCGCCGGGTCCGCCGCAACGGGAGGGCCGCCGCATGACCGCCCCCCACATCGCGTTGCAACGGAGCCGCGTCTGGCTCGAGGAGCTGGTCCAGCTCAGCGAGGACGCCCGGCACATCCAGCTCGATGAGATGGATTTCCTCAACGCCTGCGCCATCCTCAGGCTAACCCAGGAACGGCTCCGGGACAATCTGCTCGTCATCCTCGTCGCCCGCGACGTCGCCGCCTCGGAGATCCCCGCGGCTCCCGTCATCCCCTCCACCGCCATCAACCAGGAGACCCCCGCATGAAGAACCTCGAGTTTAAGTGTCCGCCGGAAAATGGCAAACCGTCGCCCGAACAGGTGCCCGTCCCGGCCGAGAAGAAGGCGCAGTCCTATATGGTCGCGCCCAATGTCTCGTCTATTTTTTCGGACCAGGTCGTCTTGCGCCGCAACCACGGCAACAGCACCATCACCCTGTCGTTCCTGCACCAGGCGGGGTCCGGGGAGATGATCGTGGAGCAGGCCAGGTTGGTGCTCCTGGTTGACCATGCCGCCCGCTTGAGGGACGCCCTGGCTCGCGTGTTGGCCCCCGCCGAAAACAAGGAGACTCCCGCATGAGTCCGGCACAGGTGCAAATGACGCTCCTGGAGGCGGAGGTCGCGCAGACCGTCTGCGAGGTCGGCGCCCTGACCGACAACATCCGCGACCTCGAACAGGCCGTCCGCGGCCGCGACCGTCTGACCCTCAAGGCCGTCCACGCCGAGGGCCTGCGCAAGCCCCGCAGGCCCCCATACCGCCGCCAGGGCCGACAAGCATTCACACTGGAGGAGGAGTGACCATGAGCCTCAATAGACGCAACGCATCGGCTTGGTTGGCTGCCATCGCACCTTTTATCCTCTTTCCCGCGCGTTGGCCGTCATCGTTCCGCCCCCGCCGACCGCCAAGGATCAAGGGCATCAGGCCGCGATCGACGGTCGGCCTGGGCGGGATCCTGCGGGTCTGTCCCGGCCGCCGCCATGCCTGGTTCAACTCCAGCCTCGGCCCGATCCGCAAACCCCTCGCCAACTGTTGAGGAGGAGTAGGAAGATGACGCTTCTGACTTTGAATAATCCCCAATTGGTTCCCGTGCCCAAGCGCCGCGCAAACGCCCCCGCCACGCTGCTTGAAACATATCAACAATGGAAATCTTCCATTGCCAATTTTGGGCCGTTCCCGCAACGGTTTAAGCCATCACGGCCTGGGCACCTGAGCATACTTGAGGAAATCTTTTGTTTGCACAACGAAATGTGCCGGGTTGACAGAATGCTAAAAACCATTAGGCCGCGCATTTCCGGAGACGACCTGCAATTTGTCGAGATCTTTTTCCAGGGGATGGAGTATCTCGCACATAGGCGCCTGGAGAGTTTCGATCGACAGCGGCGCCAGGTAGAGAGGCGCAAAGCAAGGAGGGTAGCAAACGGTGCGAAAAAATAAAAAATCATGCAACGCTATCCCGGTGCCTACGGCCGCAATGGGTGAACCATCGCGCCCTATTATGTGCAACATAACTAACCTGCGGATATCGGCAATCGATGTCGGCATAAAAGATGGCCGATTCCCAGACCTGATGGAGGAGAAGATCGCCGTTCTCAAGGAGATTGACTGCGCTACAAGAGCAATGCCCGCCATAGCGGCCATGCTGATCTACCGGCTCCGCAAAGATCATTATGATGAGACGCGGACCGGCAAGCGGGCATGGCGCGAAACCGTTGAGAGAGAGACCGGATATAAAGGTGCCAATGTCAACCACTGCTATTCCCGCGGCTGGCTTCTTTGCCACCTGCAAGAAACTAACAAGGAGGCCTTTGATAAGGCATTGGATATGCCTTGGGACAAGCTTTTACCCATCAATCGTCTTTTCAAGTCCAGCCCGGATCATGTCGCGCCTTTTCTCGAACGGCATAACTACCTGGCTGACTTCAAGCGCAGCGACATCACCCCAGCCATAGACAAGTACATCAAGGCCAATAATTTAGAGATCAATACCAAGGGCGGCCGTAAGCCCAAAAAGAAGACTAAATCCGAGCCGCAACCCGGCGTCCTCAAGCAGCTCAACGCCACTGTTCTGCTCCTGCCGAGCAATGCCAGCGATATTGCGGAACTATATGGTGATGAGTCGGTTAAGAAAGAATTGGTCGAAGAGCGGAGGATCAAGTGCGAGCATGCCATCAAGGCCGGCCTGCTCCTGCTCGACATCGGCATCAACCTTGGCGAGGTTGAAGGTCTGCCCTGGGGTGATGAACTCGCCAATATCCTTGAACTCATGGCTACGGCTTCGCGTAAGCTCATGGCGGCTAAGCGCGGATTCAATAAGATAGGCGGCTGACATGCAGTCATTCCCTTCGGTCGGCAACACAGCCCTGGTTCCGGTCGACCAGCCAGTCAGCCAGATGGTCAACTTCGAGTCGGCGGCCGTGGTGCGCGCCGCCGCCGAGCGGCCCCTGGTCGAGATGACCGCCAGGCAACGGGAGGTCGCCAACCAGCGTCTGCTGTTTTGCCGTCGCGTCTTCTCGCTGATCAAGGGCGGCAAGCGCACCGAGGATGCTGTGGTCGAGGAGGCCCTCCGCTCCGAATCCTACCCCCTGCTGGTCAAGGGAGGTCGTCACGGGCGATCCTCAATGACGCCAACCAACTACCGCGCCTGGATGCGCCGCCTGGGCAAGGGCCGCGGCGGCGTCCCCCTCTGGGACAATCTCATGGCGCTTGCCGACCGATACGGCAAGAACCTCCGCGGCCTGGCCGGCGATCCGGAGTTCTGGACCGAGTTTAGAAGGATCTATCTCCACAACAACCAGTACAGCCTGAGCAAGTCCTATGCCCTGGCCTGCCGTGCGATGGAATCATCGCCCCGTGGCGGCATTGCCCCGAGCGAGCGGCAGGTGCGCTACTGGCTCCAGACCTACATGGACCAGGGCGCAATCCTGGTCGCCCGCCACGGCGAGACCTGGGCCGAGAACAACTATGGCGGGTACATCCGGCGCGGCTGGAACGATGTCAAGCCCAACGATATTTGGTTTGGCGATCACCATGTTTTCGATTGTCCCGTCAAGGTCTGGTCGGAGGACAAGCAGGAATGGCAGGCGGTCCGGCCCTGGCTGACCGCCTGGCTCGACGCCAAGAGCCTCTCCTTCGTCGGCGTTTTGGTCCGGGTCGAGGATCCCAACTATGCCGCAATCCTGACCGCCCTCGCCTATGGCATCGTCAGCGCAGGCGGCATGCCGCCACAAACCCTCTACACCGACCAGGGCAAGGATTTTCTGAAGGCCGGCCTCGGCACGCCGTTTGTCCCCGAGGGCAGCAAGGCCGAGCACTCCGTCCTGGGCGAGCTCGGCATCCAGACGATCCGCGCCATCCCCTACCGCGCCCGCTCCAAGACCATCGAGCGGATGTTCGGCGAGGTATGCACCGGCTTCTCCCGCCGCTGGGCGCAATATCTCGGCAGCCGTCCGGACGCCAGGCCTGAGATTGCCGGCTATTTCCAGGACAATCCCGAGCACCTGCCCACCCTCCAGGAGTTCAGCGAGGCCTTCATCTCCTGGCTTGACCAGGAGTATCACGCCAAGCCGCAGGACGGGAAGATCCTTGACGGCAAGTCGCCCCGCGAAGTCTGGGCGGCACGGCCGGAGGGCCGGCACATTTCGATGCAGGAGCTTTGGTTCAGTTGCCTGGTGCCATACACCCGGAACTGTCCCAAGGTCCAGCGCGGCGCCGCCGTCCTGATCGACGGCAAGGAATACCGATCCGAGTCGTTGTGGAACTATTTCGGAAAGAAGGTCATGGTCAAGCTCGACATCCTGGGCGGCGGCCCGCCCCATGCCTTCGACCTGGAGGGGCGGCACATCTGCGCCCTCGAGCCAATCGAATCCATCCCGGCGCTCGCCCGGACCGAGGCCGACCGCAAGCGGATCTCCGAGGAGCTCTCCCGACAGCGCCGCGAAATTCGCCGCGCCTTCGGCGTGGCCGACGAGCTGACCGGCGGACTCCGCAGGATCGCCCCCCAGGACTTGCTCGCCCTCAAGCCTGGCGAGCCCGTCGAGATCATCAAGATGCAGACCCGTAAATCGGTGCGCGGAGGCAGCCACAACTTCTCCTTGCACGTGGTCAAGCAGGGAGGCTTCCCGGCCGATGCCAGTGCCGGTAATGATAATGACGCGCCCGCGTGCGAGGATCGCGAACTGACTGCTGGCGAAGCCAGGCAGGTCAAGCTGATCGAGTTTGGCCAGGCCCAGCAGGACCCCGAGGACACGGAGCCCGCGGCCGATGCCGAAAGCATCGCCGCGTTTCATGAGTTTCTCACCACCCAAGCCAAGGAGCAGAACGATGACGACCCGGAGAGCAGGAGCGGCAACATCTGACTGGGCGCACACCGAGGACAATCCCGCCCCTGAGGGCGGCATGTCTCGCGACGCCGTCAACCTCGGCCTCAACATCTTCAAGAACGGGATCAAGGACTACTCGGAAAAGGAACGCGAACTCCTCGAATGGCTCTGGGGCTACACCTTCGACGAGCTCGCCGGATCCAAGTCGGCGCTCACCGCCGCCCTGGGCTACGACTGGACCGTGCTCTTCAAAATTTTCACTGGCCGATATGAGGCCGGGCTGGATCGGTTCTGCGAGGCGGTTGCCAACCTCCGCAAGCGGGCCGAGGCCGGCGGGTCGAGGTTCGTCTCGACCGTCGTCGCTGAGCGCATGATCGAGGCCCTCGACTACGCCAAGGACCGTCAGGCCATGGTCTCGATCACCGGGCCGACCGGCCGCTCGAAGACGTTCACGGCCCAGTGGTGGGCCAAGCACAACAACCACGGCCGCGCCCGCTACCTCCGGATCCCGTCCGGTTGCACCCGGCGAACCATGGTTCAGCTTCTCTGCCGGTCATGCGGGATCGGGATCAACGGCAAGAAGACCGCTGACCTCGAGGCCCGCCTGTTCAAGGCCTTCGACTTCCGGAACACGATCATCATCGACGAGGCCGGACACCTGCTCCCCAGGTGCGGCACGAGCGTCTCGGCCATCGAGTTTGTCCGGGACCTCCACGATCTCTGCGGATGTGGCGTGGCGCTCATCTTTACCAACGTCTATCTGGAGGAGTTCCGACACGGCCGCCTGGCTGCCTACTTCGAGCAGTACCTGGGCCGGATCAAGTTCACCGTGACCATTCCCCTGGAGGTATTGCGCGACGAGGTTGCCGCCGTCGTCCGCGCATTTCGCAAGGATCCTCCGGAGAAGCTCCTGGCCCTGGCGCTCAAGCTGGCCCGTTCCCGCGACGGACGCCTCCGCACCCTCTTCGAGGACCTCACCCGCGCCCAGGACTGGGCACAGAAGCAGACGCGCGAGATGGGCTACGACGACCTCAAGCTCGCCAGCGACTGGCGCCTGTCCGGCGGCATCTGGCCACAGGAGTAGACAACCACAGGAGTAGAGCCATGGACAAGGCAGCGCTCTCAAAAATCATCTGGCCGGATTCAGCAACCAAGAATGATCGCATCCATTTTCTACACGAGGCCATCTGCCGATGCGCCACATGCAGGGGGACACTCGACAAGACCAAACTCTGCCGCGTCTGCGCCGCCCACCAAGACGAAATTGAAAAGTTGAAGACTGTCCCCCTTGCCCCCTATGGATTCTGCCCGATATGCGGAGCTCCTGGCGTTCTGCGCGAGCGACGGCCGGACGGAAACGACCGATGCAACCAGGGGCACACGTATCCCTCGCGCAGCTCCGTTGGCGAGGTAGCCCCATGATCGGCGTATCTTTTGCCATGACAAGCGATGCCTTCGCTGACGGCTCGAAGACCGAAACCCGCCGTTTCTGGAAGCCGGCTCATGCCGCAAAGTTTGTGCCTGGACTCGAGTTCATGGGCTGGACTAAGGACCCGCGCGGCGGCGGAGTGCGGATGCACCCGGCCCGCGTCGTGTCCTGCAAGCGCGAGTTCCTCCACGAGATGACCGAGGACAGCTTCCAGCGTGAGGGTGGCACGCGCTACTGGCTCGACCGCGAGGACTACATCGAGTGCATGGGCGGCGGCGAACTTCCGGTCTGGGTTCTACGATTCGAGCATCTGAAAAATGGATAGGATAGTATGCTCGACCGTCAATCCATCGCCCGAGTCAAGATGGCCCAGCGCGACGCCGGCCTGGACGATGCCGCCTATCGTCAGGTGCTGGCGGCAGACCTGGACGCCATATTGGTAGGAGTAGCCCCATGACCATCGACGAGATCCAGGCCAATGGCGTCATCTATCGCGGGCCGCTGCGCAACAGCTCGCCGGCAAATCCCTGGAAAATCACCGTCTACCGGGCGAGCCATGCGCTCAGCACCTCCGGAGGCCGGGTTGGCAAGTCCTGGCAAACCTTTGGGTGCTATTCATCTGAGGCTAAATGCCGCGCAGCTATGGACGAGATCTGGGCGCGAAGTAAGCTGGGCGCGAAATAAGGGGTGGCCCATGCTCGACCGTCAATCAATCGCCCGAGTCAAGATGGCCCAGCGCGACGCCGGCCTGGACGATGCCGCCTATCGCCAGGTGCTGGCGGACCAGGCCGGAGTTGCGTCGTGCAAGGACCTGGCGCCTGACCAGGTGGAAGCGGTGATCGAAGCGATCAAGGCGCTCGGCGGGGAACGGAAGGGCTGGTCTCTGCGCCAGATCCAAACCTTCCGGCGCTATGCCCGGCTGGCCGGGTTAGACACGCCCAGGGCCTGGCGGGTCTGGCTCCTGGAGACGCGGCACATCACCAGTGAGGAGTCGCCCTACCTGGGCCAATCGGACTTCGACCAGGTCTTGGCCGACCTGGAACAACTCATTGAGAATATCCATGACCCGACCTGGGTCCCACTCAAAAACCCCACCTATTGGCGGGACAAGCTTCCGGTCCGCGGGCGTTTGTCCAGCCGGGAGCGGCACCTGATCAACTCGCTCTGGTCCGACCTCGCCAAATACCTACCGGACGGATCCCGCTCTGAGTCATATCTCCTGGGCATTGCCGCCCAGGCGTCACGCCGGCGCGTCGGCTCACTGGACGATCTCAAGGCCATGGAGGCCCTCAAGGTGATCGAGGCCCTCAAGTACAAGCTCAACCACGAGCAAGCCGCAGCGGTGCCATTTTAACGGGGGGAAGTACCATGCCATCCAAGTGCTCCGAACTCGTCATAACCACGCCCGTCTCCCTCGCCGACAACCCTGCTGACGAGCTTGCCATCAGAGAGATCGTCGCTGAGCTTCGGCGTGCAAGGTCGAAATTTCCCGGCAATGACCGCCTGTTCAAGGCCCTGGTCGAGGAGGTGGGGGAGGTTGCCAAGGCGATGCTTGAGGGGGGAGATGTTCGCGGCGAGGCCTGCCAGGTGGCGACCGTCGCGATCCGCCTGATGACCGAGGGCGAGGGCAACGGCTGAGCAACGATGGCGCAACGCCATTGCATTCCTGTTTCAGCGACAATTTTTCTCCTGTGATAACTCCCTCGATTCGACGCGCCCCATGGCCGGCGTCGAAAAATTCCACCCCCTGTGATAACTCGCGTTTTCTCCTGTGATAATTCGATTTTCGTAACAACTGGCCGTCGACCTGTTTTGAGTTCAGGCGACCTCCCGCGACCTGCGAATACCTGTTGTCATTTTACAATAAACCCCCCCAGCGATTTCTTCCCGCCGCGGGC